CTCCTACTGATCATAGAGACGTTAGTGCTGTCTCTAGATCTATCTCTTCTTCATCTACTCCAGGTGGCTGGATCTCACTAGGTGAGAGGTCAACTACTTCTGGATTAGGATTAGCAATATCAATGTGAGTTATCTTCGCTTGATTTGCTATGTTTTGATGAGCCATTAGAACTTAAACTTAGCTCCGAGCTTAGTAGCCCAGGCATTGTCATCATCAGTGTCGGCATCAGCAGTCAGTACTGCCAATTCTCCATAGAAGTCGAGCTTTTCTGTTGCAGCTAGGCTTGCACCTACTTTACCAGAAAGTCTATTATCTGAATCTTCACCATCTGTGGCTACGACTGCGGGCCCACCTTGGACATAATATCCAAAGGCATCGGTGCCGCCTTCATATCCTACGTGGAAGTCTGTGACAGACCCCGTGTAATCAGCTCCTGTGAGGGATGCGTTGTTCTCCACGTTCACGTATACGCCACCGGCGAATGCAGGAACTGTCGCGAAGGTGGATGCGAGAGCTAGTGCTAGTGTTTTCATTAATAAAATTTAAGTAGTTTTCGTGTAAGGTACGCCGCGATACTTTAGTGTTACCTGCTTTTTTACTTGCATTGGTTTTCTCCAGTACCACACCCCCGTTCCATGATGTGGTTTCATGCAAAGCAATCAAAGATTGCCCCGAACGGACGCGGTTACCTGTGGCTTCTTCTGGTTCGACTACCGAGCCGCCGTCAAGTGGTATATTAAAAATTAATATTAGATCTTGATAGTTTTTGTTCGATATCCTTTCTATAAGCTGCGTCGTTTTCATAGCGAGAATCACTCATCGCTCTAACAACTTCAGCTTGACTACGGAAGGCATCACCTTTAGTAGATGGTGGCTTACCTGTGATCAATCTGCCATCTGATCCTTCAGAATCTCTGTACCTAGACCAGATAGCTTGTACTGCAAAGTAACAGCTAAGAGGATCACCTCTATCTATCACAGCATCGTACATGTTCTGTTCATTCTCAGTTAAATTAGACTGAGCCCAAGAAAGTATGTTTTGATAACCTTCTTCACCACCTACAATACCTTTTAATCCTTCGACATCTTTTTCAGTTAAACCTTTAGGTTCATTTTTAGATGCTTGATTCCTGTACTGTAGATAAGCTTTGGCTAATTCACCTGGTCTTGTCTTTGCAAGTTCCTGAAGAGTATCATCAGAGAATCCATCGTTTCTCTCTTCCCATAGTTTATCTAAGACGTTAACTTCTGTAGAAGGTTCTTCGGAATTTTCATCAGTAACTGTTTCCTTTTGTCCATCTTCAGTCTCTGGAGGCTCCTCAGATTTTTCTCCTAATTTTTTTTCCAGTTCTATATAAGCTTTCTCAAGTTCTTGAGCGTTCTCATATTTCCCTGCGAGGCGGCTGTCTTCTGCTTCCGCCATTTCCTCACCAACCTTAAGTGAGTCCATCTCCTCTTCAGTGAATTGACCTGATTCAGGGTTGGACTCATCCATAGTTAGTGTTTGTGTTTCTTCTGCCATAGGTGGTTATGATTATTGAACTGCTGATGGTGGTGTGGCTTGGTTAGTAGGTGCTCGGTTGCTTGCACCAGCTCCTTCTAACTGTGCCGCTAATTGTGGGTTTTTAGAAGGGTCTGCCATAGGCGTACCCATGGACTGCACTTGTAACTTCTGTTGCTCCATTTGCATTGCTTGTTGCTGAGCTGATTGTTGCTTAGCTTCAACCTCTTGCATACTCTTAACAAGGTTGAGTACATCAATACCTTGTGCTGCAGCTAGACGTTTTATAACCTCTTCAGGGTTGATGAATGTCATCATAGCTTCAGGTCCCATAGTCTGAGCAATTGTAGTCAAGAACTGACCTAAGCTTTCTCTATCTTGGCCTCTGCCTAAAGCATTAACACCTGCAACGATAGTAGGTTTAACAATATCAGGTGGGATCTTAGGGATCTCTCCTGTCTTCTGGAATACAGTAAGTTTGCGGTTCAAATAAGGAACCAAAAACTCTACAGTTAAAAGGCTGTACAACCCTCCAAGTTGTTGGTCTAACTCCATCTGAGTCATCCGAACTTCCTCAGCAGTAGTACGTTCACTTTGTCTGACTTGCATAATAAGGAACGCTTCACTAAGACGACGTTCGAGTTGAGAAATCATCTCCATTGCCGTTCGGAAGTCAGCTGTTTTACCAACTTGAACCACACCTATGTCATCAGGTCTCCCTTGAATGATAGCACCGTTGCCTGCCTTAGCAAGCGTCTGTGGTTTGGTTGTGCTAGATGGTGATACAGTAAAGACTACTTTAGCAGCGCTTGCAGAGCCTTCTACGAGGGCCTGAGAGAGTGCTTCAAGTGACTTAAGATCACCAATGAATTCTTCTACCCTACCACGCCCGTAAGCCTCACCGTCTACAGTATTAAACCGTAATGGTAACCAAGGTGTTGAGGCTAGTGGAGCCTTACCTTTAGAAGCAGGTATAATGAAATCATATACTTCTTGATGCCAAACAAACCTATTGTTCTCACGTCGAACATGGGTATAAATATCACATTCTTTTTCAGAAGAAATGAGATTACCCTCAGGATTGTTAGCATCAAGCATACCTTTAGATCTTAATAGTTCTTCAGGTAATTCTTTTTCTAATAAATTGTGGTTAATTCTTTCTTTAGTGACGATTTCAATCACATTGCCGTTGCCATCTCGTTCGATAACAAAGCGGTTAAGCGGGAACATCTTTAAACCTTGCTGTCCCATGAATAACAATACATTGCCTGCGACAACCAAGTGCTTTAATGCTTGGTGTACGACCACACGGTCACTTGAGGCAGCGATTGAATCTAGGATAGTTCTTTCAATCTTAGCGAAAGATAAGTCTAGTTCTGATCTAACTTCAGGTGGGTATTTCTCACCTAATTTAGAATCATCTAGTTGTAATTTAAAGAAGCTAGTTTGTGGTGGTAGTAATGCAAGCATCAATTTAGATGCTAAGGTCACTACACCTTTAGCTCCTACACTTTGCCAAGGGGTAGGGAGGTTTCTAGCTCCTCCGTTGTAACTCTCATCTCGTCTAACGAGATAAGGTAAGGTTAATTCTGTAGCTTGTTCTGCTATGTTTAAAAACTGGGAACGATCGCTGGATAAAACGTCGTATCTACTTTTAGCTGTCATTATTATTAAAGATTAAGAGCACTTATTTGCATTGATCTATTAAATTGTCCAGTACCTTGTCTTGTATTACCTTCTTTACGTGCTCTAGATTTCCTCATCCGCACACCCATAGCACTATCACCTAGCATACGATAATCCATTGAGCTAGATAACTTAGTAAGTCTGTTATGAAGTTCTTCTGACGAGGTATCTATACTACTTTGTAAACCAGAAGCAGTATTAAAGAGATCTTTACCAAGCTGTGTAATGTCTTCACCTTGTCCTTCGACCAAGGATTCTACTCCAGCAATGTCTGAACCAAACTCCTCTCTTACTCCAGCAATGTCTGAACCGATATCAGTACGTATATCTTGTTCAGTCTGACCTAAGTCATCTCTTACTCCAGCAATGTCTGAACCAAACTCACTACGTAAATCAATTTGAGCTTGACCTAAGTCTCGCCCTAAGTCACCTCTTACTGAAGCAATATCAGAATCAGTATCAGCTTGAAGAGCATCAAATTTGTCCTGAACCTGAGTAGAATATGTATCTTGCTCAGCCTGCCAACTATCTTGCCAGCTTTTATTGTCAGCAGCTAAATCACCAATTTGATCAGTAAATTGTGAAGTAAGTTTACCTTCTACATCTGTAAGACCTTGAGAAAATGTATCATCTAACCCTGACAACTGATCCTGGTATCCTGATAACTGATCTTTTAAAACACCTACATCACTAGATACCCCCGACCAATCTTCAGTTAGTTGACTGACATCACCTTGGACACCGGATAAATCAGACTGTAGCCCAGATATGTCTGCTCCTTGACCAGTGATGTCACCAGTTAAAGTATGTTTCAGTGCTGCTATCTGTTGTTGTGTAGCATCACCTGATGCTGCCATATCTTCAGCACTTGCAAAGCCTTTTTTATCTATGTAATTAGTTAACCAATCACTAGATTTAAAGTCCTCAAGCTTACCTTCATATGAACTACCAACATGACTCATTATGTCAGATCTCATGTCAGCCAACGTTGTATCAAGGTCAGCTACCCTACCTGCATTGAAGCTACTTAATTCCTCTTTTAGACTCTCTATATCCGAAGCATATTGAGATTCAAAAGCTTCATGATCCCACGCAGGTTCTAATGGAATTCCCGGTTCAGCTGTTGGTTCTTCAGGAGATTCCCATGAACCTGTCATGTAGGATTCAGCATCTAAAATATCTTGAACATTTGTGAATCCTCCGTAATCATCGCCTCTTATTTTTTTTAAGGCTCCTGAATATAAAGCATCAGCACCGTAAGCATCTAAGTCAATAGCTTCTCGAAGAAAGTTACCTTGTTTTGCGTTTGATAACTCTCCGATACCTTGTCCTTTACCTGCAAAATCACCAGTCCAGATTAGATCATCCCATGTATTACCGCCTCCACTTTGATACCAAGATGTTTTCCAATCCCGCTTTTTGTCATCTAATCCTCTACCTCCGTGGCCAAGTGCTTTAGTGAAGTCCTTTAAATCTGAGTGAGTGGTGCCCCATTGTGATCGTTGGCTTTGCCATTGACCATGGTCACTCCAGCCACGTATACCTCTGTCGGCATGTTCACGTTGACCTCTACCGAACCAATAATCGTCTTCACCTTTTGTGAAACCTGAATTAGGGACTCCATATCCCCAGTCATCTCCTCTTACAGCTGTACTATGTGTTGTATAAGCCATGTTTAATCCTCCTCTAATCTACTTCTTAACCACTCTACGATGGAACGCTGTCCTGCTTTATACATAATAACATTAAGGTCCTCTTTAGGATGTGGGTTTACTGGTGGGAATTTTTCCTCCAGTTCCATAAGAATAGACTGGGGGTTTGGCCCGAGCAAAGGCTCAAGCGTATTGGGGTAAATTGACATTGCTATGTTCGAAGAATGCTGGCATACGTGCCGTTTTTGTAGAAATTAATTCTGGTGCCCTGCCTTCATACATTAAGCGATCACTGACATCTAGCCAGAATTTTTTATCCAAATATTTACAGGTAGTATTAATACCTAGGGGTTCCATAATCCAGTTAATGGTGGCCTTCCTAAGTTTATCCAAAGATTGACTAGGAGATAAACCCAACTCATGACATACAAGGGAATGACTTGCAACATGGATTTGTTCATCTCTCGATATGTCGGCGCTGACAGTACGAGTAGCAGCGTCACCGTTAAAACGAAAGAAGGGAAGAAGGCAGAAAAATATTGCACGTTCGGCTATTAATGCTTTTAATACTGTGTGATCTGGATGATCTATCCAG